CGGCACAAGCTGGTCGACCAAGTGTGGGGCATCAACGCGGTCGGCGACATCGTGCAATGCGATGCCGTGATTCATATGGACGACGTGAGGATTCAGGAGCGGCGCGCTGCTGCCGCTCCCGACTCGAACATCGCGGCGATGCTGCAATGGATGAAGGCCCACCCCGGCCCTATCTATACCAGCATCCCGCACCCCGACTATCCCGGCACGGTTGCCTACCCACTGCAGGACGTGGTGCGCGACTTGGGCACGGTGTACTTCAACAGCACTGCCGCCTACGCGGTGGCGCTCGCAATTCACCGAGGCGCGACGTCGATCATGTGCTTCGGAATGGACTTCACGTACCCGAACTCGCACGACGCCGAGCAGGGTAGGGGCTGCGTCGAGTTCTGGCTTGGACTGGCAACGGCGCGCGGCATCAAGGTGCAGGCGCCTAAGACGTCATCGCTGCTCGACGCCTGCTATACGCCAGACCGCCGCTGGTACGGGTACGACATGGTTCACGTTCGCACTGCGGGTCAGGCGAGCGAACTGGTCGTCGAACTTGAGCCGCGGTCCGATGAAGATACGCCGACGGCAGACGAGATAGAGCAACGCTACGACCACTCGCGTCCGAGCAACCCGCTGGTCCGCGCACAACAGGAAGCAAACCAAAATGGCTGACACTTTCGCCAGCGACTCGCTCATCACGTCGGCGCGCAGTGCGTTTGCGATCACCAAGTCCGACGAAACCAACTACCTCACGGGCGCCGGGCTGCGCGTTCCGCGTGCGCTGTACGTCGGTACCGCCGGCAGCGTAGTCGTGCAACTCGTGGGCGACTCGGGCACCGTGACGTTCGCGGGCGTGCCGGCGGGCGCAGTGCTTCCGATTCGGCCGCAGCGCGTGCTCGCGGCGACTACGGCTAGCGACATCGTCGGGCTGGTCTAAGCGATGTACCTGGGACTCGATCTGTCGTTGCCAGCGCTGGCGCTGCGCCGCGCTGGCGGGTTCTCGCCAGCATCGCTGTTCGCCGCAGGCGAGGCGGGCGCTTGGTACGACCCCAGCGACCTGACGACCCTGTTCTCCGACTCCGCCGGAACCACGCCCGTCGCCACCCCCGGTGCAGGCTCGGCTGTCACTGTTGGGCTGATGCTGGATAAGAGCAAGGGGCTTACGCTCGGCAGTGAGCTTGTCACGAATGGGACGTTCACGACCGACACGGCCGGATGGTCACTGTTTGGCGGCGGGTCTTTTGTCTCTGACTCGGAAGCGGGCCGATTAACCCCGGACGGAACGACTGTCGCGGCGGTAGGAACTTCCTTTGCGACTACTGCGGGAAGGCTTTATAAGTTAGAGCTTACGGTTGTTGGAGGGGCAGCGGGCTCGGCTATTAGAATCGGAAACAGCAACAACGACGCCTCTATTTTAGGGACAACAATTGTAAGCGGGTCGATCACAAGGTATTTTTTCGCCGCTACATCTACAACATGGGTGACGCTCCGTACTACGTCGTCGTCTGCGGCTGTCTACACTGACTGGGATAACATCTCCGTCCGCGAACTCCCCGGCAACCACGCCTACCAGACGGACTCGACGAAGCGGCCTGCGCTGAGTGCGAAGTACAACCTGCTGACGTATACGGAGCAGTTTGATAACGCGGCGTGGTCAAAGGTGGGGTTTAACGCCTTTGGTAGTGGCTCAGTCGCAAACACAACCGCAACAACGGACCCGCTGGGAGGCAATACTGCGGATTTCATCCAAGAAAATACGACAACAGGTTTTCATGATGTTCGTTTTACCGTTGCTGGAGCAACTGTTGGTGCTGATTACACCTTTAGCTTTGCAGTAAAAGCCGCTGGCCGCACCCGCGTTGCTCTTGGAAGTTTTACGTTTTCAGCAACAGGGTATCGTGGTTTTGACCTTTCCAACGGGACAACTTTTTCTGTAGCCGGGGGTAGTCTTACCGAACCTAAATCGTTTTCTATATCGAATCTGGGTGATGGTTGGTACAGAATCTCAGTTACAAACACCGCTGCTGGAACGTCCGGAAGTATTCAGCTTTACCTGATTTCTTCTGGCACAAGTGGTTCCTACACCGGCGACGGCGTAAGCGGCATTTACATCTGGGGAGCCGACCTCCGAGTCGCCAACGAATCCTCTGCCCTCCCGCCGTATCAGCGTGTTGTCGATGCACTGACCTACGACACGACAGGGTTCCCGCCTTACCTGCTGTTTGATGGCAGCAATGATGCGCTGGTGACGAACTCGATTGATTTCACCGCAACGGACGAGATGTCCGTGTTCGCGGGGGTAAGAAGTTTGACTGGCGGCACTTACGGCGCGCTGGTTGAGTTGTCCAATAATGGAGATTCCAACACCGGGGCGTTTCTTATGTCCGGTAACGGGAATCTGACAACCTACCGCGTTGCGTTTGTAAGTAGGTATAACGTTTCCGGCAATGCGCTAGCAAATGACGCTGCGTATAACCCACCAGCAACACTAATTCAAACGGGCCTCGGGGATATTTCTGGCGACAGCGCGATCCTGCGCGTTAATGCAGTTCAAGCCGCCATTAGCACCACAGACCAAGGCATTGGCAACTACGGCAACTACCCGCTGTATATCGGCTCTCGTGGCGGCACCACGCTGCCCTACAACGGCCGCTTGTATTCCTTGGTTGTCTTGGGTAGGGGCGTCACCCCCACTGAACTGACGCAGACCGAGGGCTACGTCGAGAGCAAGACGTTCGGGAAGGATATGAATTATGTGCTCTACGAGCCCGTCCTCGGTTCCGATGGCGACCAAATCACACTGACGGCAGGCGGCGACGACCTGTTTGTTTACCAAAACTACGAATAGGGGGCCGCTATGGCGCAATCACTAGATAACCTAAGTCGGACGTGGTCCGATGCCGGGACTACTTTCACGGCGATCAAGTACGACATTACGGACAGTGGGTCGGCTGCGGGGTCTCTGCTGATGGACTTGCAGGTTGGGAGTGCGAGTAAGTTTAGTGTCGGTAAGATCGGAGCAATTCAATCTACTTCTTTAAGCTCCGGTGCTATATCTGGCTCTCACCATCGGGTGTATGCAGGATTTACCGCCAGATCAAATATTTTTCTTGACTCGGCTTCAAACACTGTAGGGTTTCAAGGCCCACTAATTATTGGGGGCAATACAGCAAATACGACAGCGCCGAGGCTGGATTATGACGACGCAGGAACCCTCGCCCAGCGCAACGGAGCGAACGCGCAGACGTTCCGGTTGTACGGCACGTACACCGCCGCCGACAATTTCCAGCGTCTCGCAATCACTTCGGCGAGCGTTACGCTGTCCGCGCTAAGCGGCGCAAGCGTCACGGCGACGGGGCTCATCCCGGCCGGCGCGGTTGTGATGGGCGTCACCTCGCGCGTCTCGACGCTGATTACAGGCGCGGACGGCTACCAAATCGGCACCGCCGCAGACGCTGACCGCTGGGCCGACAAGACCGGCGTGGCGGTGGGCACCACGACCGATAACCGCGACTGGACCGCCGGCACGATTGAAAATTTCGCGGCTGCGACCGACGTCATCGTGACCGCCAAGACCGCCAACTTCACGGCCGGCGCGATTGTCGTGACCGTCCACTATCTGGCCGGGCAGGCCGACTAAGGATTACGCATGTCGATCATTGTCACCATTACCGGAAACCCTGCCGAAGCGGCTGTCGCTGCTGCCGCCGCTGCGACGGGCGCGGCGTCCGCTCAGGAATACCTGCAGTCGCGCGTCGAGGCGCTGTGCGTCGAAATGCGCGACCAGTACAAGGTCGGCATCATCTCGTCGGGCGACTACGTCCTGCGCTTCACCGCCGCCGAGAACGCCGCCATCGTCGCTGCCGCCGAGACCGACCCGCTGATTGCCGGCCTGCTGGCCCGCGTGCGAGAGTCGGCCGAGGTCGTGCTGTACGCGCCGGAAGTCGTGCAGGGCGTGGGCTATCTCGTCATGCTGGAACTGCTGACCGCCGAGCGCGCTGCTGACATTCTGTCGTATGCGGTGGCTGTTGCGCCGGCTGAGCCCGAGCCCGAGCCCGAGCCGCAGCCTGAGCCCGAACCCGAGCCGACGCCCGAGCCGTGATCTGGAACACGCTGATTGCGCTGACGCAGTTGCTGAATGCGCTGCTGTTTGGCGAGCCCGACGAGTCGACGTCGGCGCGCGCACATCGGCAGCAGGAGCGACTACGCTGGCGAATCGTGCGCCGCGCGATCAACGCCGCTTTCTTCTGGCAGGCCGACCACTGCGAGTCTGCGTGGCTCGCGGAGCGCCAGCGTCGGCGGCTGCCGCCTGAGTTGAGATGACAGCGCACACCAACCAACCCGCCGCGTGCGGGTTTTTTTACGCCTGGACGGTCTGAATGGGCTGGAAAGTCATCGCTGAGCCGACGGTCGAGCCGGTGTCGCTCTCGGAAGCAAAGCTGCACCTGCGCGTCGACGGGTCGACCGAGGACGCGCTCATCACGCGGCTGATTACCGCGGCGCGCGAAGAGTGCGAACAGGCCACGGATCGCAGCATTTCAGCGCAGACAATTCTGCTGACGCTCGACGGGTTCGCGGCTGGCGACATCGTCCTGCCGCGCGGGCCGGTGACGAGCGTCACGCACGTCAAGTACAAGAACGAAAGCGGCACGCTCATCACGCTCTCGTCGGCTGCGTACATCTTCGACGACAGCGGCGTGATGCCGGCGCTCAGGCTGCCCTACGGCGGCACCTGGCCTGTGACGCTGGTCGAGCCGCAGGCGGTGCAGATTACCTACGCGGCGGGCTGGGCGGCTAACGTGTGTCCGTCTGCTCTCAAGCAGTGGATTATGCTGCGCGTGGGCTCGCTGTTCGAGAACCGCGAAGCCGACAGCGACCGGCCTGCGATGGAATCGCCGTTCGCGCAGCGCATCATCGACCGATGGCGGGTGCCCGGCGTATGAGGGCCGGTCTGCTCGATCAGCGCGTGACGATTCAGAGCAAGGCAGTAACGCGCGACGCCTACGGCGCCGAGGTCATCACCTGGACGGACGTGGCGACCGTTTGGATGATGGCCGAGACCATTTCCGGTCGCGAATACGTGGCGATGCGCCAGGCGCAGTCGGACGTGACCACGCGGTTCCGCTGCCGGTACGTGAGCGGACTGACCACTGCTATGCGGCTCGTGTGGCGCTCGCAGCCGTTCAACATCACCGAAGTGATCGACCGCACTGGGCGCAGGGCGGAACTTGAAATCCTGGCGTTTGCCGAAACGGTGGCGACATGAGCGGCATCGTGGTCCGCGACAACCTGCCGGACTTCAAGCGGCAGCTCGACCGGGTGGGCAACGAACTGCAGACGAAGTCGGTGCGCAGCGCGATGGGCGGCAAGGGCATGGCGGGGGTCGTGCGCGATGCAATCAAGACGGCCGCGGGCCTCCCTAAGTCGCCAAAGGCCACTGCGCCGCGCACCGGCAACCTTGCCGCCGCCGCCTATCAACTTAGAAACCGGCGCACGTCTACGCGCGGCGCCGAGCGCTGGCTAGTTGGCATCCGGCAGGGCAGGAAAGAAATCACCAACAAGAAAACAGGCAAGAAGCGCACGCTGCCCGACGCCTTCTACGCACGCTTCCTCGAGTTCGGCTGGATACCGCGCGGGCGCGGTAATCGCATCCGTGGCGGCAAACGTCGCAAGGCGCTCGAGCGGGATCGGCTGTCGGACAAGAAGGTGTCCTATCCGTTCTTCGGCAACGCATTCCGCGGCGTGCAGTCGCGTGCGCTTGATGCGTTCATCCGCGTGATGACGCGCGAGGTGCAGAAACTGGACACCATCAAATGAGTGCCGAGACCGTTCTTTACTCGACGCTGTCCAGCGCCGCCGCCGTGTCGGCCATCGTGTCGACGCGCATCTACCCAGACGTCGCGCCGCAGGAAGTCGCACTGCCGTGCGTCGCGTTCTCGCGCACCGGCACCGAGACTATCGGCACGCTGTCATCCGCAGTCGTGAGCAGCAAGGCGACCCTTGAGTGCTGGTGCATGAGCAACAGCCGTGCAACCGCCGAGACGCTTGGCGATGCCGTGCAGGCGGCGGCCGCTGCGCAGTGGTTTACGCCGACCAGCCGCCGCGCTGAGTACGACCAGGACGCGCAACTCTGGGCTGTTGCACTGACGTTCGACTACTGGGAAACCTGACCCCTTCCGCTTGACCTTGACGGGCCGCCACTGAGCGGCCTTTTTTGTTTCCACCGCACCCGCCTTGAGCGGGTTTTTTCGTTTCTGGAGCTTCAAAAATGGCAATTCGTGGCATCAATACCGC